TCATTTTTAGTTCTTGCTTGTGTTCCATGCCGCGCCCCTCATTCCATCCTGATTACAGTGGTTTTCTTGCCCTCTTTCACGGCTTTTTTATATCCGCGCGCCTTTGCCCATTCCTGCGCGTAGAAATTGTTTTTGAAAACCAGCGAAACGATATAGGAGGTGCCGGGCGCGGCTTCGTATTCGTCGTCCGCTCCGTCGCTTTCAAAGGATGAAAAGTCGAAATCATCCTCCACATCGTCATTTTTGGCAAGCATCAGCGTAAGCTCTTGCGCGTCAAAGCCGGAGAGCAGTGCCGTGTCCGCCTCAAAACGCGAAAGAATCTCTTCGAGCTTCGTGTGATCCCATTCGCCTTTGATTTTGTTCAGCGCAATGTTGAGTTGCTTTTCCTCTTTATCGTCCAAATCGACGACCGACACCAGTGTGTCCGTCTTTCCCATAAATTTCAGGACGGCGAGCTTCTGGTGTCCTCCGACGATGTTTCCGGTTCTCTCATTCCAGACAATCGGCTCAACATCGCCAAATGTCTCAATCGAGCGTTTGAGTTTCTCAAATTCCGCGTCACCGGGCTTGAGCGCGACTCTCGGATTGTACGCCGCTTCTTTGAGTTTTTCGAGTTCAATTCGACGCAGTTCCATATTCCGTACCCTCCATTCTCACAATGATGTTCTGGCTTCGGTCAAACTTTCTTTCGATGCCCTGCGCCGCGAGCCAGTTTTCCGCCGCTTCCTTGTCCGAAAACGATAAATAGATTGTGCAGGGAGTGGTATCGTCCTGCGGATTGATTTCGCCGTCAGACTCGCCGACCGCTTCCGCACCCTCGTAGTCTGCGTCCTCGTCGTACACCGGTCTTTCCTCGTCGCCGGTTTCATCGCCGTCCGGCGCGTACACAGCGTCGTCCGCGTCCGCGTTCATCTCAAAAATGCTCTGGAGTTCTGCGCTTGTGAAGCCCGTGACCGTCAATTCGTCCGCAGAAAACTCTTTGAACAGAGATTCAAGTTTTTCCCATTCCCAATCGCCCTCAATGCGGTTCATGGCAATGTTCAGGAGCTTTTCGTTTTCTTCGTCGAGGTCAACGACCATGACCTCTGTTTCCTGTACACCCTTTTCAAGCAGGATTTTCAACCTCTGATGCCCGCTGATAAGAACATTGTTTCGGCTGTTCACCACAAGCGGTTTTACAAATCCCAGCTTGTCGATGCTGTCTTTGAGTCTGTCGTACTCAAAGTCGCCTTTCTGCAAATCCTGACGCGGGTTGTATTCTGCCGGAATGATGTCTTTCAGCTTCATCACCTTTGTCGGCATATCGTTTTTCATCTGTCGTCCTCCGTTTTATTTTTTGCTCGCGGTTTTCTGCTTCATGTAGCCGACAAAATCCGCGATGCTCACAGACGCTTTTTTATTTCCGGACACCTCGCAATACTTGCCGTAGTCAATGTCCGAAAACCTGTATGAGCCATCCTCAAAGGTCTGTGTGATTTTGAGGTATGCTTTTCCCATCGGGTACTGCTTCAACAGGTCGTATTCCTGCTGTGCAAGTCTCCTCCGGTTTGAATCGTTGCGGATAACCGAGTTTACCGCGTCGTCCGTAAAGGCGTAGGCGAGGCAGGGAATCTGAAACAGGTTTCCGCTCTTTTTGCAAATCTCCGCAACAAACCCGACATCATCCCCCGTTTCGTCGAACGCAAGATTTCTGCGGATTCCTTTGACGAGCAACGCTTTTGCCGAGATAAACATAACCTGTCTCGGTGTCGAACCCTTATTCACGACATATGCCGTCTGTGATGCCGGGTAATTGCTTGCAAACCTGACGCGGTGGAAATTCCCCATCACGCAGTCGTGTTTTTCAAAAGCCATGCGCGAAACCGCGCACCCGAAACGCAGTATTTTTGAATAGTCGGACTCCTCTTTTTTGGAAAGATGGTCGCCGTCTGCGTCGTGCCAAACGAATTTGAGGTCTGTTATGTCATCGTCGAGGTCAACGAAATACGGCTTTCCGAGCGTTTCGGTGACATAATCGACAATGTACTGCCGCGTTCCTGCCAGTCCGTTGACCGGCGGGAGAACGACAATATTGACCGTCTTGAAAGACTCCATATACGCCGCCGCCTGTTCTACTCTGACAAATACATAGGTGTTCTTCTGTATCTCTGCGTCGCAGTTCTCGATGATTTTCGAGAGCGTCGTGTTTGCCTTTCTGTCCCACCGTTTGTAAGACGGGATGCAAATCGGGAATATCGGGTATTTTACCGCCATCAGGGCTTCGATTTGCTTTCTGCCGATGTCTTTCATGTTTCCCACTCCCTCCTGATTGGTACGGCAAGCGGTTGCCGCCTTTCTTTTACGATTTGAGCGTCCGCTTCGGTCGGCAGTGGCATCGTCAATTTCCCGTTTGCGTCCGGCAATAGCCCCGGACGAATCGGTTTGACATCGCAAATGTCGCACGGATGAAAACAGCGTTTCTTTTGCATGAGGAATTTTCTTGCCGCTTCGAGTCTTTCGTGCAGGAATGCCTGTCGGAGCGTCTGGCATTTAAGAATATTGCACACCGGGTATTCACCTCTGAAATCGTTGCAACAAATGGCGATGTTTCCGTCCCAGCGGATAAGCAAATCGCGGAAGATGATAGAGCACATCCGACTTTCCGGCTTTTTCAGCGGCTTCATTCCCGCACCGCAATGGTTACACAGTTTTCTGGACAGTGTGTTGTCCTCAAACTCAATCGGCTTATTGATGCAAATGCGTCGCGCCTTGTAATCTTTCGGCGCATACATAGGCACTCCCGCGCCCTGTCTCACGCATTCAATTTCCGGTGCATATTTGGCAATCGCCGCCCCGATACCTCGCGTGTCCGTGTATTCGTCAATAATCAGGTCGTTTAATCCTGCGGCAAACAAATGCCTAAGCATCTCCGGCTTTCTCACCAACACTGTGCCGTTCGTGAGCAGATGAATGTTATTCTTCGGGAGCATCGTCCGAATGTCCTGAACAATTTTGACAATGTTCGGGTGCAATGTCGGCTCTCCGTGTCCGGCAAGAACAATACGGCAATTCAAATTTGCCTCCCGCACCAGTTTGCAAATATGGTGTACCGTCATGAGGTCTGCCGTGTGGATTTTGTGTTCCACGCCCATACTTCCGCAAAATGTGCATCGCCGGTTGCACCCCTGGACTGCCTCAATTTGGAGCGTATTCGGTTTGTATCTCCAAGTCGTTGCGTCTGTTATCGGCTTCTTTTTATCGTCCTGCATATCTCCTCCGCCGCGCAAAAACAGTATAAACAAAGGCACAGGAACGCTTTTCGGCTTCCTGTGCCAGTTATTCACGATACCATTCTAACATAGATTGTTTGACATTTCAATGGCGACTTTTTGACCCGAAACAGGACAATTCGCTTTTTACCGCACAGAGAGCAGAGAAAACTGTCTCCAAGCGCGTTTGTATGCTCCGCCGTCCGTTTGCTCATCTCGTTTGAAAGACGCGACAGGGAGCATTCTGGCATACCACAGCGACACGCTAAAAGTCAGTCTTGATTCCGTCAACTCCAAAAAACAAAGGTGTAAGAACCTCCGCCGCCGCATCAACATCTCGGTACACTGTTCTGATGTCAATGTGTTCCGCGTCCGCAATGTCCTGCGGAGTCGTCGTTTCCTTTGTAAGATACAGCAGTTCGACAACGCGGTAACGCCTCTCCAGCTCCAGTTTTCCCGATTGCTCACAGTACACCCGATACACGCCGAGCATGGCATCCACATGCGTCATTATCAGCCGTGTCCGGCGCACAGATTTTCGGATGCTTTCTATGTACTGACGCTCGTTTCCGTATGCGTTCATCACATCGTAAAAAGATTCTCCGTCCGCAAGCGTCTCGCGCTCTCTGCTTACATCGTACACCGCCTCTGCAATGTGCGATTTCAGCATCCTGTAATTTCGCAGGAGCAGTTTGGTGTTCCGTAACCGCTTATCGTACCGCTCTTTTCTGTTCCTCGTGATTTCCAGCAGTAGCGCTTTTGCCGCCGACTGTGATGCGAGTTCCCCTTGTTTTGCCATTGCCTCGTCAAGAGCGTCCGCAACCGCCTCCGCAATCATCTGCTTTATGACTTTTTGCTGTTCTTCGGTAAACAATGACTCTTTCTCGCTCATATCACAACCTCCAAATATCGTCTCGGTAGTGGCACCCTCCCGCGATGCTCTCATACCTCGGTTTGAGCAGGTCGAGCTGTTCGATGATTCCGTGCGGCGTAAGGTCGTATTCCGCGCCGATTGTTCTTTCGATTTCTGCACCGAGTTCTTCGTTGACTGTCCCGTCCCTTGACACGCATTTCACGGACACCGATACCGGCTCTGCCTTTCCGATGGCATATGCAAGCTGTACCTCGCACTCTTTAAGACCGAAAAGGTCAACAAACTTGCAAGCCAACGCACGGGCGAAATACGCCGCGCTTCTGTCAACCTTGCTGGGGTCTTTGCCGGAGAATGCGCCTCCGCCGACCGCGCAGTATCCTCCGTACTGGTCGCATACGATTTTTCTTCCTGTCAGGCCGCAGTCCGCGACGGGACCTCCGAGAATCCATTCGCCCGCCGGATTGATGATTGTCTCGACGAATCTATCCACGCCAAGCGACCGCAACAGCCTCTCCGTGTAGCTTCTGACCCACGCCACGCTGTATTTATGCTTGTGGCATACGCTGACAAGGATTTTCTTGACACTGCGCATATCCGGCACCTCGTCGAGGTCAACCGTGACCTGACACTTCGCGTCACCCTTGTAGGGCGATTTTTCGCCGTTCCTGTCGATGTCATCTTCGATGGCTTTGATGATTTTGTTTGCGAGGTCGAAACCGTAAGGGAGCTTGCTCTCCGTGTCGTTGCAAGCATACCCGTACATCATCCCCTGATCGCCCGCGCCCTGCGCCGCGCCGTTGTTCCCGACGCCTCTCGCAATTTCCAACGACTGCGTACTGATGATGTTGTAAACCCTCGTGCAATCATAGCCGAGCTTCCGCGCCGTGTTCGTGGCAATCTGCGCGTAATTGATTTTCGCGCTCGTCGTGATTTCCCCCGCGATTACGATTGTGTCGCCTTTGAAAAGCGTCTCACACGCAACACGGCTGTTCGGATCTGCGGCGAGGCAAGCGTCGAGTATCGCGTCGCTTATCTGGTCGCACACCTTGTCAGGATGGTATTTGCTCACCTGTTCCGTTGAAAAAAGTCTCATGTTTTTTTGTCCTCCGTTTATGTTTTTGATTTCAGTATCTTCTTGTGTTTGTGAGTCTGGCGCAATCAAAGTGCATTTCCCGCAGTTTGTCGATAACCTCCGCGCCCGTCTTTTCGCCGAGGTTTCTCGTTCTCCAGAACTCTGTCGGTGTCAGGTTCAAAACATCGTAAACCGTCTTGCACCCTCTCTTTGTCAAGCTGTTGTATGCCCTCACAGAAAGACCGATTTTCCTAAGGTCAAGACTTGACGCAACGGCGATTTCGCGGTCGATTTTCTCGTTATGCCGATTGATTTCGTTTTCCATCGACTCCGTTATCGCGTCTCCCGCTCGGCTGTATGCCGTAGCAATCTCCTGTTCGATAACACCTTTCACCCCGTATTTGAGGTATCTCTGCGGTATTGGCTCTCGGAGATGTGCGAGTGCCTTGCTTTCAATCTGTCGCACCCGTTCTCGATGTACACCGAGCCGCTTCGCGCATTCGTCCAGCGTTTTCCCGTCTCGGAAACGCGCCAGCAGAATTTCTTTGTGTCGCAACGGCATCCCCGCCAAAAGATATGCCAGCGTTTCGTAGAAATCTTCTGGGCGCTTCTCCGTCTCCTCGATTTCGGGGCAAACCTCCCGCAATAGGTTGTTTGGGTAATCGCAAAATCTCATGCTTCATCCCGCCTTTCTTATGTCGCTCCTTTGTTTGCGTTTATCCCTCTCGTTTTCTCGACTTCCTGCCGCAACTCCGCCTTGCCGAGGAAGTCGAGAATGCCGCACTTGAATTTGATTTTGTACTGTGTCGCATCCTGCGGTGTCAAATACTTTCGTCCGTAAATCCGTTTCATGTTCTTCCACACGCCCCACGGGATTCTGTAGAACGAGAAAAAGCCGAATGAAACGACGACAAAGCACTCCGCGCTTCTTGCGCTGTAACGGTCAAGAACATTTTCCTGCTCCTCCGTTACAGCCTCGCTCTTTATTCTGTCCTGCTCCGTGTGCTTCGCTTCAAAGCACACACACCGCCCTCCGTCCAGACACCCTTTGAAATCCGGTTGCGCCCGCTTCGTGAAACAGGCAACGAATTTTCCGTTTTCCATCGGATATAGCGCTCTCATTGGCTCCGGTGTCTTGTCTATCTCCGCAATGCCGTTGTCCCGGTAAAAATCGCAAGCCGCTTTGATGATATTCTCGAATTGCTCGCCCGCGTCTCTGTTGTGCAGACCTACAATTTGCCGCTTCGGGTTTTTGCCTGTCTGGTATCTCACTGCTTCGGTGTCCTCGCTTTCTTTCCGCTCCTCTGGAACTGACACGCAAGTGTCATTCCGTGCCGGTCGCGGTAGATGATGATTGTTGCATCTGTCACCGTATCCTCGCGCCGCGCAACCTCAGTCAGCTTTGTTTCTTGCCGTTTCACCCACTCTGGGGAAACTTTCGTCGCATCCGCAAAAAGCGCCTCGAACCGTTCTTCTTTGCTGATTTTGACTTTCTTCCGGAATATCCGCCTGAATATCTTTCCGAACATCGTTTTCTGTTTCAACGGGGCAGATGTCGTGACTCCATCCGTATCCCTCCGGCAGTATTCCGCCGCATCCTACACATCTGTCTGCACCTGCCATCGTTTGTTCCTCCTCCTGTTAATTTTCGCGCCAATACTCTACAAAGTAGATAAAAGCTCCGTTAGGTTTGTCTTTCGGCTTTTCTCTCCCGACTCTTGCCGCGTACCCTGCGCGGGCAAGCATCTTGACGAGTTCGAGCCGTTCTTCCTGATTGAGTTGTCCGCCATCAACTCCGTAAATTCTCTGGCGGCTTTCGCCGTCTGTCATTTATTTCTTCACCTCCATTCTAAGGCATACACCGTCTTTGTAAGCCATGCAACGCTCTTTGAGACACGGCTGAAAATGCTCTTTCACATGAGAGCGAAACACCTTTTTCTGAAAGGTCGGTTTTCCGAAAATCTCTCGCTTGAATGGGCAAAGTTTGGTTTCCTGTTTCATGGTTTCTGTGACTCCTTTTCTGTTGTTTTACTCAATAATACGGCAACCGCATTTTTCACACTTTCCGTGAAAATGTCCGTTGCACCTCGCCCGAATGCCGACCATTGTGTTTTTTCCGCCGCACAGAGGGCAATCCTCTCTGACTTCCTCGGCGGGCTTCTTCATTTCTTCTGCCGTTTCGTCCGGCAAAAACTTCTGCCCGCAGAAAATACACCGCTCGTATGAATACGGCATTTCTCCGCACGCGGGACACTCTGGGAATGTGCCGTATTCGCCTCTATCCCATACGATGTGTCGCGGCGGCGCTTTCCCGTTCTTTTTATCGTCGTCTGCAGGCTGATGCTCGCACTCGCCGCAGTCCTTTTCGTTCTGACATATCATCTCCGGATGCCAGTGACACGGAAATTTGCAGTCAAAAATATCGAAAGTCCCCATTTCGCGCTCTCGCCTCCTCACTTGCAGAAATACGGTTTGAAAATGCCGACGAAACTGTGCCATGTCTCTTTGAGGAGTGCCGCCCACTTCTTCCGCAGAGGCTCGTATGATTTCGGCGGATTGAATATGCTTGCCGCTTCAAGTCCTAACATATAGACACTGTCGGCATAGCAATCTTCGTCAAGAGCATACGGCTTTCCGTCTGCGCCTTTCTCCATCTCTCCGTTAGAATCTTTGTGACAGATGGCATACTTTGCGTCGATTCGCTCACGGAACGCTTCTCGGAATTTTTGCTCGTTGTCAAACCGTTCTTCCATATCTTCGTAAGCGCCATCGTACCGGTGATTTTCGAGGTACTGCATCTTCTTGCGCTTTCCCCATCCGAGGATAAAACGAATGGGCGGAATCAGGCGGCAAGTGTCCCGCAAATCTCCGAAAATGTAGCATCCGGCATCTTCGTAGTCGTCGCATCCGGGCAGATATTCGCCGCCAAAGCAGAACGGACATTTATCGCAATGGTACTCGCCCTTTATGTACCATTCGACTGCTTTGCTTTTCTTCTTTTTCTTCATCTCGGTTTCTCCATTTCCGCCCTAAGACTGTCCTTGATGTAGTAATCGAAATCGAGCCGATTGCGCTTTTTGGCTCTCAACCAGCATTCCGCCAGCTCCCCGAACTCTTTCCAGTCGATGTCTGACGGGTGGTAATTCAATTTTCCGACTTTCCAAAGGTTCACATAGTCGGCAAGGTCAATAAGGTTAAGGACATCCGCCGGATTCAAAACCGGCTCGGCGGAAATCCATGTTTTGATGCCTCTTTTGTGCGCGATAAAAAGTGCCGATAATCTCTCGCGCGGCGTTCCGGCATTCGGCTCCGACTCTGGAACTTCTTCCATTGTGCCGACATCGTAACCGGCATATGTAATTCCGAACCAGTCTCCGCTGTCGAGTAAATCAAAATCACGCACGGCATCCTTGCCGTTCTTCGTGAGAATCTGCACATGGTTTCCGCTCCCTTTGAGAACCCTGATAATCTCTCGTGTCGGTGCTGTGTCATAGCCTTTCGGGTACGGGTCGCAGGTAAAACAGAGGTGAACCATGCGTCCCGTAATGCCCTCGCGCTCAATCTGTTTCCGCGTCTCTTCCACTATGTTTTCTCTCGGTCTGACCGCCGCGTGGAATGCCTCACGGTCTCTGCGCAACACTGACGGCGCAAAGCAGTAGAAGCACCCATGCGGGCATCCCGTGTAGATATTTATGGCGTAATCGCCGTATTCTTTTGCCGCGCCTTTCGGCTCATATATCGGTTTCATCATCGTCCTCCGTTACAATTAAAAGTCCTTTGCAGAGTTCAAGCAATTCGGCGTCGTTGCGCTTTATGGCGAGTGTTGCAATGTCTTTGAGGTAGGACGACAAAAGCTCCAGCCCAATGGCGATTGCGAACGCGGTGTTTTGCGTTTCTTCGTCGTCCTGCTTTTCTGAAACAGCATCCATTATCAGCCGTGTCAGGTTGTTGTAGTCGAGTTTCATTTTATCGTGCATCATTCAACATCCTTTCTATGGCGGCTTTGTAATACTTCGTGCTGACCTCAAACCCTATCGCTTTGCGTTCGAGTTCTTCTGCCGCGCGCAAAGTTGTTCCGCTCCCTGCCACGGGGTCTATCACCACATCCCCCGGATCGGTGAATATCTCAATCAATCGCTTCAAAACGGATACGGGCTTTTGCGTCGGGTGAATTTTCGGATATTGCTTGCTACTGTCCCGCCTCCATTCAAACCAGTTGAAAACCATATGCCCTTTCCCGTCGGCATCTCGGTTGTTGAATTTTGGGAGTTTGTCGCGGTACAGCAAAAGTGCGTATTCGGTCGCTCCGCAAATTCTCATGTTGGCTTTCAGGGCTTGTGAAGAATAATTTTTGCAAAAGATAAGCGGTATGTAGTGCATATATCCGTGCTTCTTCGCAATGTCGATTAACATCGCCATTTGCTCAAATGCGCAAAAGATAATCATGCACGGCGCTTTGCCGCGTTCCTTTGGTTCCGGCTTCAAGAGCTTCGCACAGAAGTGAAAATATTCGTTGAGGTTAAAATCTCCGTCGCCATTAAAAAACGCGGACTTTGCATGTTTGCTTTCGCCGTTTCTGTTGCCCCCGCCGATGTACCACATGGGATTTGAGCCATATGCTTTTTCTCCGAGGTTGTACGGAATATCCGCGATAACTAACTGTGCTCGTGGAATGCCGTATCGCTTATAATTCTGGAAATTGTCATGAATCAGTCTCGCCATTATCTTTTCTCTCCTTTCTCTCCTTGACTGCAAAAATCGTTACAGTTTGTAGCTCCTCTGCGCACGCAATACCCGCCAAGGTCTTTTCTCGGCGGAGTGCAAATGCCGGTATCCTTGTATTTCTGGTTTTTAACAGCGTCCCAATATTTGCAGTCTTTGCACCGCACAACTTCAACGACATCGGCGGTTAGGTAATCATTGATAGCATTTGCAATAATGCCTCTTTCTGTAACTTGCGGCTCTGCGTAATATAAATTACGATAATAATTCAATATTTCTACCGCTGGCATTTCTTTCGTCGCTTCTGCAAAGTCAAACATTGCTTGTTCTCCTATTCCATGCTTCGATTGCTTTTTCTTTCAAAGAATCTCTTGATGATGCCCAGTTAGGTAGTTCACTTTCGCGCAGTCTTAACCGAGTCAAAATAACCTTTCCACCGACAGCACCGCCGCGTGCATGACATACATTGCATCGTACTGAAAATGTTTCTCGTGTCACAGGTTCATCGGTTCCAATTACTCCGATTCTTCTACCTGTACCTTGAATTTTAAGTTTCTTGCTTCCACAAAACGGGCAGGGCTTCAATTCTCCCGTCATAACAGCCCCTCCGCCAGTTCTGGGTTGTCGTGGATGTTGCCGATGACTTCGACATCTCGCCCCCAAAGGTTTTCAAGGAATGACAGGTCAATATTACCATCACAACCAATCACATATACAGCATCGCTATCCTCCCATCTGACAACTCCGCGTTCATCTTCTTTCGAGATACTTACAATATCCCCCTCGAAAATCTTCTTGCCGTTCTTGTCGGTCAATCCCGTGTACTGACCGATGGTTTCTGGCTCAACAATGGAGGACAGCATAACACCATTTTCCTCGCGGTCGATGCAAAGCGAGAGAAAATGGTTGTTGCCACGGCTCTTCGACAAAAAGCCGTAAACCCATTCATTGTTGTCTACCCGTTTTCCTCTGAACAATATCTCTCTCATTTTCTGCTCCTTTCAACTCCATCTTGCCCTTACTCGCCGCTTATGGCAGTCAAGCAAAAAGTCTTTTAGATGTTCGTAATCTTTTCCGTCTGAGTGCATCGCATAGGTGAATATTTCTCCGTGAAAATCAATGTCTTTGATGATGTCATAAATCTTTTTGCAAGTCTTGTGCGAAATCGAGCCGGCGCAATCGCTTGCAAATAGAAATTCGACTATATCTGAGTCGGCTTTTCCTCCGCCCTCTTGAAACCTCTCCTGCGACAGTATTCGTTCTGTTTTCTTGTCAAAAGCGTCGTAGTCGCTTTCTCGAAAACACGCTTGCAGGGTGTCATAGTGTTCTCCAAACTCTTTGTCCCATGCTTTGGCGATGTTTGCCCGCAGAGCCGCGAAACTGCCATAACCGCCGCTGAAACTATATTTGCTGTTGGTTGCCGTCAGAGAAAATCCCATACTATTCACCACTCTCATCCGGTTTCTTTTTGACTGCTTTTGTGGTGTCAAGTACCTCTCCGCAGTTGAAGCACACGACAATATCAATCCGGTTTCCGGCATAATATCCAGACAGGTTTTCCCCGCAAGACGGGCAATACACATCGGTATTGCACGGGTTGCTATCTTTCAAGACAGGCAACGGCTTGCATGGCAACTGTATCAGTTTGGATTTGTCCTTGAAACACTCGCATTTCTCGGACTGGTTTGCATAGGTGTAATATTCGTGATTTGCTCCGTCCGCTTTTGAAAACTGTGCGCAAACTTCGTAATGAATGCAATCGGTACAAATCATTTTCCTGTACTCCCGAATCCATCGTTTCCGCGCTCGGTATCTTCGAGACTGTCGACCAATTCAAGCTCCGGCGTGATAATCGGAAGTATTACAAGCTGACTGATTTTCTCGCCCGCCTTGATTGCGTAATCGTTGCCGCTGTGATTGTACAGTTTTACGACGATACTTCCCGTGTAACCCGCGTCAATAACCCCCTCGGAGACCAGCCCGTGCTTGCAGTTGAGTCCGCTTTTGCTTTTGAGCATCCCGACATATCCGCTCGGAATCTCTGCGTGAACACCCGTATCGAATGTGCAACTGCCGCCACTCGGCACAACTCCGTCTGTTGCCGCATAAATGTCAAGACCGGCATCCGCCTCGTGTGCGCGGGTCGGCATCTTCGCTCCTGCGTCCAGCATAATTTTCAGCTTTTTATCCGTGTTTTTCATGTATTTCGATTCCTTTCTGTATGCGCTCCTCAATGAGAGCTTTGTATTCCTGATTGATTTCGATTCCGACGCAGTTTCGTCCGTGACTTAATGCGACCTCCGCAACCGTTCCGCTCCCGATAAACGGGTCGAGAACCGTCCCGCCCTCTCGACATCCGGCGAGGATGCAGTTTTCTGCGAGTTTCGTCGGAAATGTTGCGTAGTGGTTTCCGTTTTCGCTCCGATACCCGCGTGTAGCAATCGACCACACGCTCCGTCTCCGCCGCAGTCCTGTCTCGTTCTCTGCGTTCCCGTGTGTGGTGCGCTCTGCGTCGGTGTTGTTGTCATGTGACTGGTTTGCCGTGTATGCTCCGCCGCCGCGAAACGACTTAGCGTTTCCTTTTCTGCGGCGGGAGTTCGGGCGGAGTGTTCCTCTGCCACCCGCCGGAGGCGTTCTGTCAAAGCCAACAGCCGGTTCCATAATGGCTTCGTAGTCGAAATAATACCGTTTCGACTTTGCAAAAAGCAATACATACTCGTGTGCATCGGTGCATCTGTCGTTCGCACTCTCCGGCATGGCGTTCGGCTTTTCCCACAGAATTACCTGCCGCCAATACCATCCCTCTGCGCGTAAAGCAAGGGCGAGAATAAATGGGATTCCCATGAGGTCTTTTGGCTTGATTCCGAGGTCGTGCGGTTTTACCGCTCCTGCCTTTGCCGCACCGAGCAAACCGCGACTTGACCCTTGCTTGTACTTTTTTGCATTATCGGGGTAGTTCGCCGCGCCTTTCCCGCTCCCGGCATAGCTGTCCTTGATATTGACCCACAGCGTCCCGTCTGGCTTCATAACGCGGCGCACCTCACGGAATACCGCGAGCAATCTTTCTATGTACTCGTCAACCGATGTTTCAAGCCCGATTTGCCCGTCGTGTCCGTAATCTCTCAACCCGTAGTAGGGAGGAGAAGTAACACAACAGTCGATTGATTCGTCCGCAAGCTCTTTCAGGCCGCAGACGGCATCTGAATAAATAACCCGTGCTTCGCTCATTCCTGCTCGCTCCTCTCTATAATTTTGCATCTTTCCGGATTCGCGTCCGTGATGCTGTGTCCGCTCTTATCTTCGAGCCGAACAAACGGGAAACGGACACCGTTTTTGGGGTATTTGTAGCCGATTTCGATGATTCGCAAATATGTAATGCCGTCGCTTTCAACCGGCAAATGCTTTGCGGCGGCTTCGTCCGCTTCCCGCAGTGTCATCGTTACCTCCCGTACTTGTCGCGTCCCTGCCCGCCGAAATTGCAGATGCCGTTGTCAACGGCTTTCCGCCGAGCTTCGCAGTCTGCACCGACAAGAAGCGCGAAAACATTAAAAACCGCTTTGAACACTTTACGAATTGCCTTTTTCATTTCGCGCCTCCTTAGAACGGCAAGTCATCATCCTGTGCCGCATCATACGGCTGGAATCCCTGCATCTGCGCCGTCTGCGGCGCATTGTGGCTCAGCTGTGCTTTCTGCGCGTTTCCGTTCGCCTGATTGCCGTTCGACGCACCAGCGGCATTCTGTGGGGCGGCATGAGGATTCTGCTGACTGTTTGCGCTGTCAACAAAATTCACCTCATCTGCGATAACTTCCGTTACCCATCTCGTCTCGCCGTTTCTGTCCTGATAGCTCCTGTTCTGGAGTTTTCCGGTCACGCACATTGCCTGTCCCTTTTTGAAATATCTGCAGACAAACTCCGCCGTACCTCTCCATGCAAGAACATCGAACCCGTCCATGCCACCCGGCGTCCCGTCCTGTTTCTTCGGACGATTTACAATCAATCTGACCTTGCAAACCGAAACAGGGTTCGCACCCGTCGTCTGGCGCAGTTCCGGTGTTTCCGCGAGGTGTCCCGCGAGTATAACTTTATTGAGATTGAGGCTTGCCATTTTCTTCTCCCTTTCCTTTCGGTTTTCTGTAATCCTCCCACACCATCGTGAGCTGGACATTCGATTCGTTCAGCCGCGAAACAATCGCCTTTGCCTTTTGATTGTCTCCGGTAGTGTTCGGTGTAAGTGCCTTGATAAGCGCGGCGGCATCGTAGTTTGTGGTGATAATCGTCGGCAACATGCTTTCGTATCTGTCGTTGATTACGCCGTAAAGGAACGACACCGACCAATCCGTGCATTGTTCCTTGCCGAGGTCGTCGATTACGAGCAAATCGCAATTTCGGTAAAGCTGTGACAACTCGTATTCCGTTGTGCCTCCGTCTCGGTCATAGCTTTTCTTCACCTCGTCAAGCAAGTCGCCGTAGGTGCGGAATATCACCGTGTGGCACTCTCTCATGAGTTGTAAAGAGATTGCGGCGGCAAGGTGCGTTTTTCCTGTCCCGTTCGTCCCCTCAATGTACAGCCCGCGCCCGTCTTTTAATCTCTCCCCGAATGTGTCCGCAAAGCGTTTGGCAATGAGGTATGCCCGCTTCTGCTCCGCCGTGTGGCATTCGTAGGTCTCGAAAGTCCTCTGCAAGAACCGCTTTCCCATGCCGGAATTTCCGAGCAACCTTTCGTATCGCTCCTGCTGTCGCCTTGCTTTTTCGAGCCGTTCTTCCTCGGCTTTCTTTTCTGCCGCAATAGCATCCTCTGTTTTCCAAAATGCTTTTGCTTCAGGGCAATCGCATCTTTCCGGCATCGGACTCCAGCAAGGAATGAAGCCGAATATGTACGCGCCCTCGTGGTACAGCGTCTTTCCGCAGAATTGACATTCGACAGGAGGCGGTTGCGGATGGCTTGACGGTATGCCGAGCTCCGTCGCGTCTTTTCCGTTTATTTTCCCGTCTTTTATCCGTTTAGAAATCTGTTCGGAATCCGGTTGATGGCTTGAAATCATCTCTGCGCTCCGTTCCTTTCTCGTAAGAGTTTTCCCATTCGTGTCCGTTCAGCCATGTAGCGGGGTGCGGCGTGAATCTCGTCTCGCGGAATCTGCCGTCAACGCTGATTTGCGTTTTGACCGCCTGAACGATGGTCGATGC